GTCGAGTTGACCGGTGCCAATGGCACGCCAACAACGAAGATCGTTGACCAATTCGACCACGGCGTCCTGAATAAGGTCGCCGGGTAGTGCAGCTTCGCTGCGGGCTAGAAATAACCCCCGGTGGAACACTGCTTGGTCAATTTTCTGACGAAGCTGTTCGTCGCATTCATGCTAACGTTGGTCGTAACAACGTGAGTCTTTACTCACTATTTGTACGGTCATACGTCGCATTGCTCCTCGATAGTCCGGTTGACGAAGGGAAGCCCCGCAGGTTGATTAATAGGTTCGTTGAGGACCTAATTAATACACCTGCAAAGTCTCTTATCCTTCGTTATGCCTCACTAGCCGATTCTATCATTAGTTCTTTCAATGGTAGCTCGGATTTCACCATAACTGGCGATTTTGTTGATGGAATGAAGGATACTCCTATTTTCCGCGAGTATCTTCATTTCTTCAACACTAGTGATTCTCGCTGTCTTAAGTTCATCCTTTCTTTCCTTTGGTTTGGAAAGAAGATGGACTATATTGACCCCAATCTAGAATCAGACGCCTTTCGCGACTGGCTCACGATTGAAAGCGAGATGGAAGCTTTCCAAATCAATGACCAGGTCCTAACAGATCTGCGAACGATAGTATCGCAGCTATTAGGAGACTTTCAGGACGATATATTCCTACCCAAACATGGGCCTGGTTATACCGCTGAAGGTTTCATTGATCCGAATGAGAAATTAGACCATATCTCATTCGATAGGAAAGCCCTCTATGCGTTCCGCGAGAGCTCTTTTGGAAGAGTTCCCATTGATCGCATGAGGCTAGACACCCTTGAGTGTCGTCGGGATGTCAATCAGGTCGCGAAGTTACGCTTTGTCCCAAAGACGGTTAAGTCTATGCGTTCCATTTGTATGGAACCCATAGGGCGCATGTACCTCCAAAAGGAGGTAGAGCGCTGGCTTAAACGTTCTATGGATCATGGTGTAATCTCTCAATTTGTCACACTTTCCGATCAAGAACTAAATAGGTATTATGCCTATCATGGTTCTTATTCAGGTAGTTGTGACACTATCGACCTTAGCGCTGCTTCAGACAGAGTACATGTTGATCTTGTCCGACGTGTTTTTCCTAAGAAGATATTGTTTTATCTCCTAGGTACGCGTACAGACAAAGTCAACACCCCTTCTGGGCAGATTTCACTCAAGAAATTTGCCCCGATGGGTTCTGCGCTCTGTTTCCCTGTACAGACCATACTTTTCACAAGTATAGTTTTATACGGGTATATGAAGCACAATGCACAGTGTAGTGATGACGAGAGGAATTCCAAGTTGGATTATCTCGTACACCACGTGCGATCTTTCGCGCGTGGTATGCATGATGATCCTTCCCAGATATTATATGAATATCTGGCCCCTCGCATCTATGGCGATGACATTATTTGTGACTATCGTATCACGAATAATGTCCTCTTCTTACTGGCACAGTGCGGATTAAAGGTGAACGTTTCAAAATCGTTCATCGGTAATTCGCTCTTCCGCGAGTCTTGCGGAATCTTCGCTTATAACGGCGAAGATGTGACACCACTACTCTTCCGAGTCCCCTCGTTGTATAGAGGTTATAATGCCTCTATCTTCGGAAGCTTCATTGACCAGATTAACAATGCTGGTGACCATCATTACCGTCACCTACATAGTTACTGGATCAATGAGCTGAAGACTTGGACTATCGAAGGTATAAAGTGTCGAAACTTTATACCGTTTACTTCTCATCGCTATGCTTTTGGTATCTACACAAATCACGAACGTGTGTGTAACACGACGCGCTCTTCGTCTAGATATCAATGCGATGAAAAGAGAGTAATGGTGATCAAGGCGCGTTCTACCAAGGGTGCTCATATATCACCCTTAATGGAAGAATACGCCTATGACCAGTGGATGAGAGCCCGTGTTCGTGGTGGGTCTGAAGAGATTAATTTCTCTTCATCACGGACACGACCTCGTGCGTCGAGGGTCTCGTTGGAGTGGTTACCAGTGAGATGACGCATACGTGTGTGGGGCTGTGACTTTGTCACTAGCGGGTCTTTCT